AGGTGGAGACGGACGAGGTACCCGCCGAGAGGGCGAGGTGGTCCGCCTGGCCGACGGACTTACCGAAAGACCAGAGAGAGTCGGCGGTAGTGCCGGTGAGGCACCACATCAGGCTCTTGACCGGATGATTGAACGAGAGACGAATCTGCTTGGTTCCGGTGGCATCAACCGTATCAACACCAGTGTGCTGCGTCTGCTCGATGAGGTACTCGTGGCCCTTCTGGGCGAAACGCCTACGCTCCTCGGTGTCGAGGTAGATGTAATTGGCATATACCTTGAAGGTGCCGGGGTTGCAGTAGGTGACGAAGTCGGACGCGAGGTCGAAGTCCACACGAACTTCGTGGTACTGAAGTGCGATGAGCGGGAGGGCCAGCCCGGGGTTCCTGTTGAAGAAGAACAGAAGGGGGAGGAACACCTTGTTGCCGTCGCCGGCGGTCGTCATCTTGCCGTACTGACTTTTCTTCGCTTCGTCGTAGTACAGCTCGGCGTAGAGACGCCAGTACTTCTGGTAGAGCTTGTCCACCCTTTGTCCGCCAATCGATAACTCCACGGAGGAGACAGCACGCTCGGCGACCCAGCAAGAGACACCGGAGGACTGCGCGTTGGACTCGAGCTCCACGTACATTTCGCCGACGAGGTCACCGTTACGGGCGACGGTCACGGAGACGCGGCCGGAGTTGCCGGGGTTGCCGTTGAGGGTCTGCTCGATGTTCTCCATCGCGAAGTTGGTATGGCGCTTGTACTTGGCCTGGTAGAAGGTAACTTCGGGGTTACCGGTGAGGTACACGTCCTGCGCGCCGTAGGCGACTAACTGCATGAGTCCGCCAGCCATTATGAAAGTTGTTGTACTATAAGCAGAGAAAATAATTTTGGACGATGTCCACGCGCGCGGAATTTTTCGTCTCGATTTTTCTCAGTAGATTTTAAATGTCTACCAAGCCGCAGCCTGAAGAAATTCCCGAAGACCAGATGGAGGAGGGTGAGATCATCGACGACGAGGAGATCGACGACGACGAACTCATGGAATTCGAAGATGAAGTTGACATCGCGTCTCTGATGACATCGCTCCTCGCGACCGACGAGGGCGACACGATCTGCACCGCTCTGGTCGCGATCGGGCAGCAGCTTCAGACCCAAAATAGGATACTCGTTAAAATTTTCAGCGAACTTAAGGGATAAAATCAGTTAAGGAGAAATTTTGTATAATATGTAACATGGAAGAACTTCACTTCATCGATGACGAACCGGATCGCTACCAAGCACTACTGGAGCTGGAGAAACGGTCAATCGAGTCTATGAATGTTGAACAAATAATCGGAACCCTAGAAATTTTTGAAAATGCGTGGGATCTCAGGCGGAGCTGTCATCGCAACGCCCGCGAGTTGGGGTACAGACAATTCATACACAGGGACCACTGGGACCACAATGGCGAGCCCTTGGTTTCAAAAATAGACATTCGCGCCATAAAAGGGATCAAAGATCGTCAGAGGCGGTACCTTCTCAACCTTCGAACGAGGATGGGTGTTCTGAACATAAAAAACAAACCAGACGAAGACGGTATCACTCTCTTGAAGAGGATCAATTCGGTCGGAAAACAACTCAAAGATGGTTTTGACAACGTCAGGCGCCACTGGAATGCGTTCGAACGCGTCGTCAACCCCACGGCCGAACCTCTCATCAGCTGCTTCTCTGATCCCCTGGCCATGGACGAAGACGAAGTCGAGAAGTGCAGTCCGTACCAAAAGTGCATCATCCATTCACTGGAGGAGGCGCACAGACAGGGATTGAGACGATACCACGACTCGTGTTACGAAGAGATTCGGAGTCCTTCCGGATACGGCACGCGCGCTTGGAAACCCAAGTTCGAAATCATCCAGTTTGTGTATTCTCTCGCACCGAAGGATGATGAGTTTGAAAACTGGAAAAATTTCACGAGTAAAGGTGGTTGTTACAAGGATGTGGCCAATCACCTCACTAACTGCTACGATCCCCAGTTTCCGGCCATAGAAAAGAGGAGACACGTTTGGTCGTTTCGCAACGGTCTCTTCTGTGGAAAAGAGGACGGTCCACAAAACAAAGGCCATCCGACCTGCAAGTTTTACCCGTACGACAGCCACGACTTTCGAGTCCTGGATCCTTCCATCATCTCGTGTAAGTATTTCGACCAGGACTTCATCGACTTTTCACATATCGACGATTGGTTCCATATCCCCACACCCAACTTCGACACCATCCTACAATACCAGGGTTTCGAAGAGGATGTGCAAAAGTGGGCCTACGTGATGGGGGGTAGATTATGCTACGACGTTTCAGAATTAGACAAGTGGCAGGTTATACCGTTCATGAAAGGAATCGCGAGAAGTGGAAAGAGTACCCTGATAAACAACGTCTTTCAGCGTTTTTATCAAAGCGAAGATGTGAAGACACTCGGCAACAACATCGAGCGAAAGTTCGGACTTTCGGCAATCAAGGACGCGCTGATGTTCGTCGCACCCGAGGTCAAGGGTGACCTGGCACTCGAACAGGCGGAGTTCCAGTCGCTCGTTTCGGGTGAGGGGATCGCGATCAACGTCAAGAACAAGACGGCGCAGAGCCTCCCAAACTGGAAAGTTCCCGGTATTCTGGGCGGTAACGAAGTTCCCAACTGGAACGATAAATCCGGTTCCGTCCTGCGTCGTATCCTTCCCTGGAACTTTACGAAGCAGGTCCAGGAGGCGGATCCCAACCTAGACAAAAAGCTCGCGTCCGAGCTTCCGGCGATCCTGTGCAAGTGCATCCGCGGGTACCTCGAATATTCCGAGAAGTACAGCGGTCGAGATATTTGGAATGTAGTTCCCCCGTACTTCAAAATTATCCAGAACCAAGTGGCCATGGTGGCGAACACCCTTCACCACTTCCTGAACTCGGTGCGTGTCATCAAGGAGGAGGGTAAGTTCGTACCCGAGGACATCTTTCACCAGGCGTACAACTCACATTGCGCGCGCTCACTCAAGGGTAAGAAGCCGGATCTGTTCAACCCGGATTTTTACATCGGACCGTTCTCCACGTATGGAATCACTGTCAGGACCTGTGCGATCAATTACAAGGGTCGCGAGTACCCAGCTCAGCCCGTGTTTTTCGGGGTCGATGTGATCGAGGAGGAATTGATGATTGGCAACAATCACTAAAAAAATCTGTCTGTATAGTAATATGGACGCTCGGAACTTCGTCAAAGAGTCCGGTTTCAAGGTTCAGACCGAGAATGAAACCGCGAGACGCGCGCGAATGGCTCGAAGGGAGGATATCGTGCGTAAACAACTCCTCCGTGATCCCAACCCCATCACGACTCCTCCTCCGCCACGGCCACAACCCATGCGTCGAAACCCTCTCGAGAACGAGTTCCATGTACCACCTGTGATCGTTAGGGCTGCACCTATCCCACCTCCAGCTCAACCTAGAGTTAGAACTGTCATTAAATATAAGATTGTGCGACGTCCCGTTATAACCAAAACCCAAACCAGACATCACGACGACGACGCGATTCGTAATCAACTCAAGCGCTGCTTCGGGTGCAAGTGGATGCGTCGTTACCGACCAAACCTGACCAGGGATATGTGGAGGGTGAAACGCGAACTCGCTAACGGTGGCAGCGCCAGGGAGGTGGAGCGTCGTATGGTCAACCACTGGAAGCGAATCCGGATGAAAAAGTTAGAAAAGATCTACTTGATGAAAACCACCTCCGTGCGTGGAATTCCGTATCACTCCCGAAACGCGGGGCGAGACGCCGTCTCCAATTATGTAATGAACTATAAGAGGACACATAATCGTCGTTCTCCCACCAAAAAGCGTATGCGACTTTACAAGAAAAGGTGGTTAAAAAAGAGACGTGAGGAATTGAGAAATGCAACTTCTGCAAAGCGTAGACGAAAGGCTTCGACTGGGCGTAAGAAGGTACGGGCACGGAGTTAGAGTCCGGGCACCCAAACATTCGTGGATGGAGATGTGCAGAGAAGAACTTCTCGACGCGTTCATATATATCATTGCCGATTACATACGCTACAAGGGTATTATATCTAATGGACGGGATGACAACGAGCTCATAAGATCCGTAGCTAATAACTGGTCGGAAATCGACAGCTCACAGCACAGGATGCTCCTATGGAATCTCATCAGGATGTTGGACAACGAACTCTTCTGTGATGTCTTTGGAAGTATAGACGATAAATAAACACGCGATCGCACATCCAAACTGGTACGCGCCCTGTCCCCACATCGTTAACACGCAAAACGGAACCACCATCAGACCGCTCACCGTTCCGTGCAGAGTGGGCTGAACTATGGAATACGTACACCTTTCTAGGTACAGTGATACATTTGTGGCTGACACCAAGGTGAGATTCATCATGTCTACCAATCTGTGAATCCACACAGCCAAGAACAACGAAGTTAAGAAGATGAAATACATCATCATTTTCGACGCCGGATTGTATTGTAAACCGATCGTGCGATGCATCTTTATTTCCGACTCCTCTATCACCGGGGGTGGAACCTCCTCATTAAATGCGATGCACACAGACCCATCCGGTGATTCTACTGAAATGTGCCTCATTTTATTGATTTACATCTTATTCTTCTATTTATAGTTTTCGTCGGTTCCGCGAGTTGCTTAAGGTGGATCGTGTGATAGTTAAAGGTGAACTCTGGAAACGTCTCCTTTATTTTTTTTGAGATTGCGTTCCCCTGCTGCGAGTACGGAATGCCGGTACAGACCGCATTCTGCTCCAGTCCCAAAAGTTGGTTCTCCATGTGGACGAAATCCTTCAGCTTTTGGGCACTGACACCGCCTTTGCGCATATTGTGGTACATCGCCTCGCTCTCTCCATCACTGAGATGGAAGAAGCGAGACCCCTGAACAGACTGTTTCTCGTGCATAAGACAAAGTATCACGAGAAAGAGTATGACGATGTTTAACATCCTTACTACTTAACTATATTTTTTCACAGCCTCCTCGTATTCGCCCTTCTTCACGTACGTCAATCGACCATTCGCGGGAAAATGTAGTGGCATCTCGAAATCCGCCATTCGCTTCGCCCAGCACTTTGTCATGTTCCCATCGAATACAACAGCTTTACAACCGTCGTCCAACGCGCAGTCGTTGAGGCACTTATCCTTATCGTATTCGTACGCGGCATCGGGCGCGCCGGGGTGATAATGATATATGTCACTAGAACTGTAATCCACGTCGCGCACGAGTTTAAACTTTGCCTTCTTCTCCGGTTTCTTCTCTTCCTCGACCAGGAACATCTTCTCATCATCGAACGGTCTGGGTTCAACTTCATCGATGAACCCTTCTTCCTCTTCCTCCTCCACAGGATCGGTATCTGTTATCATCACCGCACTGGACGCGGATGATGACAATATGCAGCACATGCAGCATACCAACGCGATCAACACCGCGGTTGTCGCGTCCATCTACTCTTTGTAAATATTTTTTTAACGATAATCGTATTTTCTGTTAGCGTGACCAGGCGTACAATATTTTTGCATTGTGTTGGTCGGCACACACATATTCATCAGCCTATCGGAGCAGCACTTACCTTTAGGGCAGTACCCAGGACTGGGACTTCCGGCGGTACCACACTTATTGTTAGTACTTGGATATATGGTATTATCCTGTGGTAAGAAACATGCGAAACCTTTGCAGTCAGATGGTGACGGTGCCTTGACGGGAGTTGGAGCGGGAGCGGGAGTCGGTTTGGATGACCAGAATTTAGTCCGCTTCCCGTGATATTTAGCGATGTCCTTATTCACACCGGTTGTCGAACATGCTTTTCCGCTTTCCCGACACAGTTTACCGTAATACGAGCAACAGAAATTATCCGGACACCGAGCCTTGTAAGGCTTGGCTTGAGTACCACATTTCCCGTTTGTGCTGACCTTCTCTTCTGGTTTGGGTGGAGGAGGAGGAGGAGGTGCTGGTTTCCATTCATCTTTCCTTGCACTGTAATCCGAGGGTAACACCCTTTTCCAGTATAAACCTCCACCCGAGTACTGATTGGCCTTGTCGTCGTTATCTGCAAAATATGCATCCGGTGCTTTGCTTAAACAACTTTTCTTCAGCCACGGTGCGTCGACGCACGCTGGGTCGGTCCCTTTCCCATTATTACCCGTGTACACCCGACATTTGTATCGGTCCTTGGTTCGCCAAACGGACATTCCGACTGATTTATATGCCCGTACTTTCGTCTTTTGGTGTTCCCGAAACAATTCCTCAGACTTTTCTGAGCACTTATCCGCATACTTGAGTGGAGCCTTACCACCGTACGTGCCCATACCGTGTTCAGAGCCGAGGTCGAAATCCTGAGACTCCCACCCACTCTTATCTTCCCTCACTATGACCGGTCGACCCTGTAAGTATCTTGTACCCCGATCACCCGTACTGGTAGACACCTGCACGGAATTTATTGTATCCACATTCTTTGGGATGTCACACGCTCCTGTTTTCTCGTAGTATGTATTTTTGATTTTAAATCGTTTCGAATCGGGTAAAGTGTCGTACCTACCTTTCAATATTTTTTCTTGTTCATCGTCGAAGGTGTACACGCAATCACACGTACCGTCCATCTTCTTTGAGAGTGGGATGGAACGATTCTGATCGTTCCCGCAGTTGAACCTGGGGGGTTTAGGCGGAGGAGGCGGAGGCGGAGGAGGAGGTGGAGGTGGTGGAGGTGTTGGAGGTGGCGGAGGTGGCGGAGGTGGAGGCGGAGGTTTGCTACGTTTGTTGGCCCAACTCTTGTCCTGACCGGTACCCTTGGATTTGGATTTGCAGTTGTCGTAATCGTACAGGGTAAACCTCGAGTCTTTCATCACCGAAGTGAATTTACAGTCGTTCGTATCTTCACATTTCTTCGCCGCATCTTGTGCGTATTTCAGATAGAGGCGATCGCTGAACTTACCAGCTTTGGGTTGAACCTTTGTGCTCTCGTACATCGGTTTTCCCTCGCACGTTCCCTCACCGACGGTCCTGTACCCGTCCTTCTCAGGATTCCAAGGAGGGATACCAGCCACACTGGAATCCTTCTTTTTCCACGTCTTCACTCCCGAGATTTGATGGAACAGTGGCGTCTTCTCACACGTGTCGCCATCGAAGGTTCGATACGTGCCGTTTTTGAAAACTGAAACGTATTTGCAGTTAGGATCCGCGTTGCATATCTGCGCACCGGACTCGACATAAGAACTGTAGACGGGGTCCGCCTTGGAAAACCCACCCGCGGTGAAAGCCTTCGCCTCGCCCTTAGATCCCGGTCCCCTCGAACCATTGACGTACCCCTGGTCGAGCCACGTCTTGTCCCACATAGACTTCGCATCCTTGATTCCACATATACCGTATTGCTTAGTATGAGGATCTCTCGACCCGAACTGCTCGTAGCCATGTATCGGATTCTGCACGTACGGATCATCCCATTCGATCTTCTCCCAGATTTTAACTGTGGGATCGTCCACCGTTTCATTACAATCGGCTTTGGTGTACGTTTTGGCGATCGAGTTTGCGTGTTGTAGTTCGACGTACTGGCAGAATTTGCTCTTGTTACACTTCTCTATTCCACGCTCTAAGAGACGTTGATATTTCCACGATAACACATCACTCTCATTCACCTTCGATTCACCCGGTTTCCGCACGAAATCGCTGCTGATAAACCGATCGGATCGGGCGCACCTCTTACCTTTAACGGCCGGTCTGTACCCATTGAAATTCGCATCCTCGTTCGCGAGGGGTGGCGCTCCGGTACATTTTTTAGTGTTACACGCGCGCGTTTCCCTGATAGGGTCGGGACAAGCTTTCCCA